TGAACTTCTTCACGTTTCCGTATTTTATATACACTTTGAGTAACAGCCTACGCTCTGTTAAGGCAGATAAGCGTCCAACCCGCAAGGGCACCCAGAACGGCATCCGTGAGAGGAGTGCGCTATAGTAGGGACGTAGATTGATGAGGATGGAGGGCACCTGTGTGACGGCAAACACTTGTATTCCGGAGATATCGCAGTCAACTACGTAGCTAAAGAAGGAAACACAATCCCAAACCTAAAGTATGTCTGCGTTGAGCTCATTCTTAATCGGAGGAGCGAAACATGCGATACCACTGCTTGGCGGAGTGTTCAGGAAGTACTACGCTGCATTCACGACAACGGCCTTAATACAGGGTATCACAGATGTATCTCATAAGGCAATCGTTTTCAAGATCGGCGCACGGTTCAAGTACAATGTTGCCTACGACATCAGTGAGATTGATCAACAGGTGGCACGTATGGTTGCAGCTGATCCTATCGCATATCGCGGTACCAAGAAACGCAAAGAACTACGTGCACGACTGATCCGCAAGGCACGTACCATTGAAACAAGCACAACGAGTTCGGAAGTAGCACCACCGAGCCTGGCGTGCCCACCCACGGACATGACGGCAATCCAACAGCCTTACAGAGTTGCGGAAGCAATCGCTGCTGACTTCTCTGTATTGGCAAGGAAGTACACTGGAATAACAGGCCAGTTTAATAATGCCGACATGAGTGGTTTAGTTTCGCGTCTCGCGTCTGGTTTGGCACATTTCACACTGGTAGGTGAACTTACAATGGATGATCTAGCTGGCGGCAACGAATTAAAAATCGTGGCCGCCGGTAATCATACGACTCCATTAGTAGCGAGCAATACAAGCATCTGGGTCCCACGTAACGTAGATTCTTTGCTGACGCCTAACGCTCTGGCAGCATTGACGGCGGCGGCTTGCGCAATCGGGTCAACATTGGTAACGGATATAGTCCCTGTCGACTCGGCAAATGCTCCAATCATGCCAAGTGCTCAGAACAATGACCTTGCCGAAGGTATCTACCAGGCACTGCGTATAATCGGGGGTAATATGGAACACAATAGCGCTGGTGCTCTGTATGCCTATGCATTGGCTCATGGCATACACAACGTTGTTACTGTCGCCGGCATGACTGACGAGGCCGGGTTTATGCGGAGTGTGTTACGCACAACGCACTTCACGCCTAGCTACGGCGGTATTAGCATTATACATGATAAATGGGGTGGACTTCCAAAACCCTCTGACCTATCATTAACCGGTTGGACCGCAGTGGTTGACTCAGTTGCTCTCGCAACCGCTGCGTGCGTCGCGATCAGCGATCCCTGCATGAGTGTAGGCGGTAGGACTTATCCGTCGACATTCAGCGGCGTTGCTTCTAGACAGACGGAGGCAGGGTCGCATACGTCGGGTGACGAAAATGACGCAGCAACTCTATGCTCGAAGATAGGATCATCTGTCCCAGCATTCTCAACGAACTACATAAAGGCTATAACGAGGGCATTGGACTTGACGTTCTTACCTAATGGGCACGGTGCTATAGCTCATCTAACCTTATCATTTTCATCACCGGCTTTACTTTCTGATCGCCACTTGTGCCACGCGAGTGTCAGTCCTTTCTACTGGATTGAGCCAACTGGTATTATCACTTTCGATTGCTCAGACTTCACTGCTGTTGCTGCCGGTTACGGTCCACTAGCAAGTATTTCTGCCCCCGGTTCTTTGCCTTTCTTCGACCGCGTTGAAGTCGCTGAAGAACTAGGCGAATTTTGTGAAATCAACATAGGTTGGAGAAGTGCACGCACTTGTGGCCTGGCAATTCACCTGGGTAACCATGTGTTGGACGGACTCGCGAATGCACGCGTTGTTGGCGGTGATTGCAATGCCTGGGCACAGGTCGGTGGCGCGTCTAAAACCATAAGCAAGAGGATGGATGACGGCGATGATCTAGCAAGCTATCTATGGTCGCGCAGTGATGTCGGCGTACCTGCACCCGGTGAGGCACTGTACCTGGGAGAAGGCCTGTCTTTGGTCACTAGGCACGCGACAATGGACACGGCAGGTTGGGTGCTGACGAACACGCACTTTCCAATGCCTGCAGAGATATATGGTAGTATCTCAGTTACTGTCTCAACGGTGAGTCCGTATGAGGCAGGCGACATAGGACCGGATCGGCATGCTGCTCGTGCATATACCCATGCACTTAAGGCACTTGATGCAGCACGCGTAACAGGAGGAATGCGGACGGCTAAAGGCATTGGCCGAGTTCGCAAAACGGACATTCCACTAGGTGGCGACAAACGCATTGTCGAAGTTTTTATACCACCTGCCCCAAGTGCGTACGGTGGTGGAAGTGCTCAGAAGAGCGTTGCCGCTGGCAATCCAGTGCAAACGGTAGAGACAGTTACAGGCAAGCCCCAGCCTCAGACTCTAGTAGCCGGTCCTAAAGGTGTACCCGGCCAACCTGCGACTAGCAGGGAAACACCTCATCCTGCTGACCCGCAGCCTCAAGCCCACGGGCTATCTACGGCTAGTGAGGCGGCGGGAACAACATAATGACAGTGGCGCCCGACCGGCTTGCAGCGTTCGGTCTTTTAGGGCAATTTTTGTCTCGTCTGCTGCGCGAGGATTGTATTTGTGACAACCGTAACCCGATTGATGAGTGGCAAGCTGCAGACAAGGCTGGCATACGCGGTGGCGAGCTGGTCGGTGCTGCTCACAGCTTGCTCTTGTGTACATACCCGTTTCAAACCCCCCTCTCAGTAAATAGTGTACGTATTCTAGCTGATAAGTCTCTAAGGAAGTTACCAGACATTAAAACAGCAAAAAAAGAGTGTGGGTCAGACTTGGATGCGTACATGAACTTAGCCCAGGAAGGAAAGACACACGTTTTCCCTGTAAAGAAAGGTCCTGCGGAAGTAAAGAGTAATGTGTATTTTACCGATGTGTGGGCGGATCTGGAGGCTGCGTGGCCGGCAACTGCGACGCAGATTAACTACTATGGTCCATACTTACGCGGGTTAACCAATGACCAGGCGACCTGCGTTGTACTATACAGTTGTGCATTGATGGCACATTTTTTTGATGGTGTCGAGTTAGCCGTCCGAGCAGTCATTGACCCAACAGGGGCAAAAGTTCTTAGCAACGCTTTGAAGGCTCTGGGTGCGAATAGTACAGCTTATGGGGCTGTGTTGACTGAGGCACAGACTTTGCAAGGCCGTGGTGTAGGTGATATCGACTTGGAAGAGGCGGCACGATTACGAACGTCACCTGAAATACTGGCAGGTGTTTATGACGTAGACCAAACCATACTGGCAAGCGTAGTGTCCGAGATATTCGCAGAGGAGATCGATTTGACGAAATTCAAAGCGGAGGATGAGGAATCTTTCTGGAACCGGCGTTGGTTGTGGTGTGTTAACGGTAGTCATAACAAGTTGGCAGAGACCTTGTCGACTGGCACAACGGTTATCCCCGAAGATCTGCCTCGTTCATATCGCAAAGCATTTACAGAGGCGAAAGAGGAGTATGATTTGCATTCATGGTCTGGAAGAAGCTATTTTTCTGCATCTAAAAAATATGAGCACGGTAAAGTGCGTGCGATATACGGTGGTGATACGGATACGTACATCCACTTCGAGCACCTGCTTAAGCCGGTCGAACGAGCTTGGCGCGGACGTAGAGTAGTGCTCGACCCAGGGAGTAACGGGATGGCCGGTATGGCAGCCCGCATAAATATGCTACGCGGTACAAGCGGAGTGAATGTGATGATGGATTTTGAAGACTTTAACAGTGCGCACTCATTGGAGTCGCAGGCGACAGTTTTTAGAGTCCTCTGCGCACACGTGAGCTATGATAAGGATTTGTCAGAGAAACTGGTGAGTAGCTTCGCGAAAAGCACCTTATTGTACAGCGGCGAGGTACTCGGTTCGTTAATAGGTACGTTGATGTCTGGCCATCGGGCAACAACATTTATCAATGCTGTGCTGAACCGTGCATACATCAAGATTGCCTCCCCCACTGCAGGCGGTTCGAAGTCAGTCCATGTAGGCGATGATGTCTTCATAACAGCTGCCGACCTGGTATCAGCTGGTCGTATAATGAGCGAGATAAGTGTTTCTTCTCTGCGCATGAACCCGATTAAACAGAGCATTGGTTTTGTGTGCGCTGAATTCCTGCGTGCCGCAATGACGTCGACTAGTGCACGTGGGTATGCCCCGCGTTCAATAGCCAGTATAGTATCCGGGAACTGGGTGAGCGAGTGTAAGTTGACCCCGAGAGAGGGGATAAATACGCTCGTTAATTCAAGCTGGAGTCTGGTCAACCGCTGCGGAACTACCTGGCCAGCACGCTTACTCGTTTCTGCACTCTGCCGTAGGGTAAGCATTGACCGCGCATCCGCTGAACTGTTGTTGATAGGCCATGCTGCCTTGGGTGAGGGCCCAGTCCGTAGCGGGCTACGGATGTACCGACGATTTGACATCGTTGAGATTGATAAGAAGACGGCTAAATCTCTACCACTAGATTTGCCAATTAATGCAACGCGCGATTACCTAACACACTGTGTGAGTGAAATCGAACGACGTGCGATAGATATGACCGGTGTTAGGTTACTCCAGGACATGGCAGCTGCTTCCTATAGGAAAAGCTTCGCTGGAGATGACGAATACTTGCCAGACTGTATCGTACGTATGTCCGATTTTCAAGGCACCAGTATGAACGCAATGGGCGTTTCTTCTGATACGCTGCTGCGCGCTAAGCCGATACATGGGGTGTTGACACAATACCCTCTGCTAAACTTTCTTAAGAACGGCTTAACAGTTGAGACAACGCGCGAACTGATCGAGATGCTGGGGATTAGCCCAGGTTCTGACCCACTCGCTACTGCTTGGGGTGGAGCTGCCCGCGGGGTTGTCGTATACGGCAATTTGCCCCGTGGAGACCTATGCACGCTATC